GGAAGGATAAAAGCAAGTAGTAATGATGTTAAATTAAAATCTTCTCAAGCGGTTGGTTTTATTGAAGGCGAACAGATTCAAGAGTGGATGGAACAGTGGGGTGAAGGTTTTAGTCCCATTGAATACAAACAACTAAATAAATATTACATTGAATTAATGGGGTATTATTTAGTTGAAGACCCTGTTCATAAAAATTTAATTAAACTTGCTGCCATGAATTCATTGTTGCTAGAAAAGGCTTTGAGAGAAGGCAGGACAGACGAATCTAGTAAATTACAAAAATCTTATTCTTCTCTCCTTGGAGACAGTAAATTAAAGCCAAGTCAAGAAAATGCGGCAGATGGAACGAGTTTAGCTACTGTTGGTCAATGGGTAGAAAAGATTGAGTTGATTGATGGCAAGATACCTCCGTATGAAATAGACGAACCAGACAAGATTGATAAAACTATCAATTATTTCTTAGACAAAATGAAAGAAAACTTGTCTGCTGTTGGATGTATTTAAATGTCAGAAGAGAGAAGATTCCAGAAAGATAATGTAAAATATAGTAAAACTGGAATTATGGATATTTACAATGCTGACGGGCATTCTTTTAAAAAAGACGATAAGGATTTAGAGAAGTTTAATGAGTTAAAAGACAAGTGGAAAACCATGATAAGTTATTGGAGAAAATATCCAGACCATTTGGCTAATTTATATGGGATAAACTTACATGGTTATCAAAGATTATTATTAAGAGTAATTTTTAGATATAGATATGTTTATATTATTGCAAGCAGAGGTGGGACGAAATCTTGGCTCTCAGTTTTAGCTCTCTTCTTGCAATGTATTTTATATCCAAGATTAAAAGTTGGTATGACCGCAGGTGGCAAGGAGCAAGCTGTCGGAATTATTAAAGAAAAGGTTAATGAATTAAAAGAATATCCATTATTAAAAAGAGAAATTAAACGAATTGAAAATAACAAAGATCATTATTCTGTTCATTTTCAAAATGGAAGTGTGTTTAAAGTAGCTATAGCTGGCGAAGCAACCAGAGGTAAAAGATTTAACAGGTTGCTATTAGACGAGAATAGATTGATTAAAAAAGAAATTATGGAGACCATTTTAATTCCAACTTTAATAATAAAACGTCAGCTTCCCAATGGAACAGTTGATCCAGATGAATTAAACCATCAAGAGTTATATTTAACAAGTGCTTATTTCAAATCTCATGACTGTTATAGAAAATTTGTTAGTTTTACAAAAGATATGGTTAAAAAAGACAATGTTTTTGTATGTGCTTTTGGTTGGGAAATTCCTGTGATGTATGGTCTATTTGATGAAGAGTATTTACAAGAACTTAAAGAAAAAGATGATTATAATCCATTAACACATGCAATGGAATATGAAGCGAAGTTTATGGGCATTTCTGACAATGCCTTTTTTAATTTAGATGAAATACTTCAGTGTAGAGTACACAAATTACCAGAATTAAAGAAAGATGAAAAAATAAAAGACAAAGATGTTATTTATGTTGCAGGAGTTGATATTGCCAGAGCACCAGACAGATCAAATTGGGCTAACGATTTAACGTCAATATCGGTGTTAAAATGTGTTCCCAAGAAAGATGGATCTTATATTTCAACTCTTGTTTATCAGAGAACTTTACAGGGCATACATTTCCAGGATCAGGCAAATATAATAAGACTTTTGGTGACTGATTATGATTTGAGGGCTATAGCAATGGACGTTAAGGGTATAGCTGGTGGTTTATTAGATTTTTTAAATATACCATATGGCGATTTTCCACCTATAGTCAGTATGAATGATGATTTGGACAAACCATTAATTCAAGATGGAGTAATCACAATTATATTGTTTATGCAAAATAACAATGACCGTAAATACTCCGCATATAACGCAAGTTGTATGTAGTGATAGGTGACGGATAACAACTTATCCAATATCTCAACAATTGCTGGCAATCCCTAAAACCTAATTAACCACAACATAAGAATGAAATATGTCTAAGTGTGATGGTTGTGAAAGCAGAAAAAATAATTAGGATAACATAAGGTTAAATCCTAAGTGTTGTAATAATGGGTCTTCAGCAGGATATATCCGAATAGGATATTCTTCAACGATCATTCCCCATGAGGGAAGTAGGGTCAAGTGACTCGAAACGAGAGACTCCATTTTAAAGAATGGATGATGATATGATCTGTGCTGTATGGAAACATACAGATGCACGTAATGGTGCTGGTAGAGACTAACGACCTCTATTGAACACGCTAAAAATATATTATAAATATGTATATTTTTATTTATTTAGATAATTTTAGTGGGACAGCAGGTAGCTCCTGTTTTTAATTGCTGTAACAGTTAGATTACCACTATTTTTATAAACTAACTTTTTACAGGAAGGAGGTGGGTGTATGATTAGGTCTTACCAAGTGAGATTATTGCCAGATCAAATCCAAGAACAATTATTATGGAAACATGTAAATATAGCAAGGTTTGTTTGGAATTATGGTTTGTCTTATCAAATAAACCGATATAAAAACAAAGAAAAGCATTTAAGTGGTTATGATTTAAGAAAGGTGTTTATAAGTCTTAAACAACAAGATGAATATGCTTGGCTAAATGAAGTTTCTGCACATACAATATCAAATGTCTGTTTAGATTTAGACGATGCTTATAAAAGATATTTTAAAAAACAAAACGGTAAACCTAAATTTAAAAAGAAAAATAAATGTAAAAACAGTTTTCCGGTAAGGAAAGATACGTTTTATTTTAATAATAATTGTGCAGTAATTGAAAAAATTGGCAAAGTAAAATACCAAACTAACTATAAATTACAACAAGGCAGACAAATATGTAAATTTACTAACCCAAGAATAAAATATGACAATAATAAATGGATATTAATTTTTGGTATAGAGTGTGACAATCAAACACAAATACTTACCGATAATTCAATTGGAATCGATCTAGGGATCAAGGATTTGGCATTTGTTAGTTGTGGTAACGAGTTTAGAGTTTTTAAAAATATTAACAAGACTAAAAAAGTAAAGAAAATTGAGAAGCGATTAAAACACGCACAAAGAAAAGTTAGTAAGAAATATCACGTTAATGACAATAATTATAAGAAATCTAATAATATTTTAAAAGCAGAAAAACGAGTTAAACAATTATATAACAAACTATCAAATATTAGAAAGAATTATATTCATCAAACAACAAGAACAATAGTAAATATGCTTCCAAAACGTATAGTAATGGAAGATTTAAATATATCTGGCATGATTAAAAATAGACATCTTTCTAAAGCAATCCAAGAACAATGTTTTTATGAGTTTACTAAACAAATAAAATATAAATGTGAAAGTTTTGGAATTGAATTTATTCAAGTGGATAGATTTTATCCTTCGTCAAAAACTTGTAGTAAATGTGGATATATAAAAAAAGAGTTAAAATTGTCTGATAGAATTTATAAATGTGATAATTGTGGGTTGGTAATTGATAGGGATGAAAATGCTAGTCGTAATCTCATGAATTATAAAGTTAATTAATTAAAATATTGAGAATTAATTAACCCTGTAGGACTTTGATGCATCCGAATTTAAGCCTTTGGAGAATTATACCAAACAGGAGTAGTCTTTTGACAAAACTGGATTCAATGAACAAGGAAATAAATAAAAACATATGTATTTAAGTATATTTTTAGCATCAGCGCTGCCGTTGATTTATAAAATTAATCCTTCGCTTCAATTAAATAGTGAAATGTATTTAGCTTTACAATCTTCTTTTAGGAATGGCAAATTAAAATTATTGATTGCTAAAAATGAAGGCGAGAAGGAATTAAATAAACTGAAAAAAGCAGATGAAGATATTTCTATTTTAATGTTGGCTAATTATGTTGAAACAGATGCGTTGATCAATGAATTAATGAACTTGGAATATACCATGTCTGGTACTGCATTTAGAGTAGAAACTGCTTCAAGGAGTATAAGAAAAGATAGGGTTAGTAGTTTATTGTATGCTAACTGGTATGTAAGATTAATTAGTGAAGAAAATAAGCGAAGCAATAGGCAAGAAGAAGAGTTCTATTGTTTTTATAATTAGGGAGGTGAGATATTGGCGAGAAGAAAAAAACCAGATGAAGATGATTTAAATATACTTCAACAAACTCAATTAAACTCAAAACAAAATAACCCAAAACAAAAATCAAAAACCAAACAGTCCAAATCTACACAAAAACAAAACAACCAAGAACAACTTACAGAACTATCTTCTATTTCAGATATCATAGAATCAATGTATGTTAACGAATATAATAGTATTAATGTTGAGTTAGAAGATCTAAACAGATGGTTAAAAAATCACATATATTACAATCGACAATTGCGAAATTTGTCAGAATTGCTATATAACGCCAAGGGTATTTACTCAAGGTCAGTTAACTTCATGGTAAATATCTTACCTCTTGATTATGTAATTTTATGCGATGAACAACAAAAAGCAAAATATAAAGAGTATCAAAAGAAAATATTGAAATTCATAGATGATATTAAATTTAATATTGTTATACGTGACATTCTTTTTAAAGTGATGTTATATGGAACTTATTTTGGATATGTCAGAGATTCTAAGGCAATACAACCATTAGATTTAGATTATACAAAGATTGTTAGAATAGTTGACATGGATTTTCAGCTTGCTTTTAATATGAGTTATTTTGATAAGTTCTCTGATAAAGAAAAAACAGATCAACTTAACAGTTATCCATCTGAATTTAAACAAGGTTATGTAAATTATCTTAAAGATAGAGTAAATAACATGTGGTTTTCTTTAGATATTAATAAAACTATCACAATTAAAGCATGGTGTAGGTTTGAAGATATTTGGGGCAGACCGTTAGGAATGGCAGCTTTTGATGATTTATTGTATGACAATGCTTTATTGAATACAGACCGTGTTTTGTATGAACAATTGAATAGACAGTTGATTCATCAGAAACTCGGAGATATGGGCAAAGACAGTTATCATCCAACACCAGATCAACAAAGACAAGCTCACGAAAGTGTCAGAAGTGTATTAACTGATAATACAAAGAAAATGGGTGGTTTAAGGTTATTGACCACTCCTTTTTATGCAGATATAAAAGCAATTGATATTAATACTGACATTTTACAAACAAAGAAAAATGAAGAATCTTTAAATCGTGTAACTGCTGATTTGGGCATTAGTTTAGCTATATTAAACGGTACAAAAGGAACGTATAGCGGTGAGACGTTCAATGTGGAAGCCATTGCAAGTCAAGTATATGCGATTATCGAATGGATCGAAGAATATTTGTTCAAGAAACAATTTAATATATTAGTTCCAAGTAAATATTTTTCGTTTAAATTAAAATTCTTCAGAATAACGAATCTTAACAGACAGGATTTTGTTGACAATATGAAGGGTCAACTTGATTATGGTGGGTCTTTGGGTTTATATGTCTCTGCTATGGGAATTCCGTCTGAGGCTTATGGTCAGATATTAGATGAAGAGAATCAGAGTGGAATTAAAGATAAATTAGTTATTCCAGAAACGGCATTTACTCAATCTGGTAATCAATCAAATGATGGTGGTGATAGCGAATCAGGAAGACCTAAGAAAAAAAATAAAGACAAGAAAGATAATGCTTTGAGAAGTGATGATGCAGGTCAACAACCAAACACCCCATATTAATAATCATGGGTGTTGACTTGAAGAAGTCTGTTGATTAGACTTAGCGGAAGCTACGTTATTTGGGTCAAGATACCTACGAATGTTTATCCTAGTTTGTAGCTCTATCATATAGTATTAAACAGTTCTGGTGGTAGGAACAGTGTGCTATATAACAAGCCCTTATAACATTGTCGAAGGATAACTACTCTGAAAGGAGATAGACTTTTTGTTAGTCTATGTATTAAATAAATATGGGAAACCATTAATGCCCTGTAAATCACAAAGGGCAAGAAATTTACTCAAACAGAACAAAGCAAAAGTAGTTAAACACACCCCCTTTGTTATTCAATTGTTACATGGATCGAGTGGATATAAACAAAGTATAACATTGGGTGTAGACGCAGGTTCAAAAGTTATTGGATTGTCTGCAACAACAGAGAAAAAAGAATTATTCTCAGCAGAAGTTTATTTAAGAAACAATATAGTAACTTTATTGTCAACACGTAAACAAAATAGGAAAGCACGAAGAGGGAATTTAAGATATAGACCAACTAGATATTCAAATAGAAAAAAACCAAAAGGTTGGTTAGCACCGTCTGTTAAAAATAAAATCGAAACACACATTAAGGTTGTAGAAAAACTACATAAGATATTGCCTATAACAAAAATTGTTGTTGAAGTGGCAAGTTTTGATATACAAAAAATTAAAAATCCAGATATTCAAGGAAAAGATTATCAGCAAGGAGAACAATTAGGTTTTTGGAATGTTAGGGAATATATACTGTTTAGAGATGGTCATAAATGCCGAGGAAAAAAGAATTGTAACAACAACATATTAATTGTTCATCATATTGAATCACGTAAAACTGGTGGCAATGCACCGAACAATTTAATTACTTTATGTAAGGAATGTCACGACAATTATCATTCTGGAAAATTAAAGTTAAATTTAAAACGAAGAACTCAATTTAGAGACGCTGCTTTTATGGGTATTATGCGGTGGAGTTTTTATGAAAAGTTAAAGAAAACATATCCAAATGTTAAAATGACATATGGTTATATAACAAAAAATACAAGAATTGATAATGGATTATTTAAAGATCATAGAATAGACGCTTTGTGTATTACGGGTAATCCAACTGTTAAAAGGTTGGATAAATGGTATTATATTAAACAGGTAAGAAAACACAATAGGCAAATTCATAAAGCTAATATATTAAAAAGAGGAAAGAAAAGACGAAGGCAAGCACCATATTTAACAAAAGGATTTAGATTGTTTGATAAAGTAAAATATAAAGATCAAATATGCTTTATATTTAGTAGAAGAATTACTGGATATTTCGATTTAAAAAAACTAAACGGAATAAGTATTAAGAAATCTGCAAGTTATAAAGATTTAAAACTAATAAATATGCCTAAAACACTACTGTTTGAGATTAAGGATAATTGCGTTTAGTTTACTTAAATAATTATTATATTTTGTATTATATATTTTTTATTATAGTCCAAATGATTAGTTTTATAAGAAAGGAGTTGATAATTATTGAAAAATAAACTAAAACTTAATATTCAACTTGCTTCTATAACAAACGATTCTCCGTATTTAGATAGAAAAACATGTCTCTTTTATATTCATAGTTTTGATTTTAATGATAATGGATTCTGTATTCCAGAAGAATTATGTTCTGCTATTAATCCTAAAACTGGCAAGCCAAATTATGATTCTTTAAACGGTGCTCCTATTGTTACAGCTACGACAATGGACGGTTCTGATTTAAAAGGACATGAAGCTGAAACTGATAAAGACGGCAATGTTATTGGTCTTAACACAGATGCTATTGGTTCACTTTATAACGCTCATATCGGAACACATCAAATTAATAATGAGGATAAGTATGGTTTGTGGGCAGAGGGTTATTTATGGTTAAGGTTTGAAAATACATTGAACGTTGTAGAGAATATTTTTAATGAAAATGGATCTGTTGATACTTCTGTAGAAATACAAGTTGGTGGATTCGAGTTTTCTGAAGAAGGAAGAATTGCTACAAACAGTATTTTATATATGGGACATTGCCTGTTAGGAACTAATGTTGAACCAGCTTATCCAGATTCAGGTATGTATGAAATGAATCTACTGGTTGCTGAAGCATATAAAAAAGATTTAAGTGTTTTAAATCAAGAAGACGATGTTCCCGTAGATAATATTAAAACATCAAGCAAAGGAGGTAATGTGAAAGAAGTGGCAAAAGAAGATGTAGTTTTTAATTTTGGAAAAGAAATTTTAAACAAAACTGAAACAAGTGAAATGTCTTTTGATGATATTAGAGATCAGTTATGGTCACAGTTAAATTCTGAAAAAGACGAACAGGGTTATCCGGTTTATAGGTATTGGATACAGGAAATTTATAATAGTTATTCTGTCGTAAGTGATAACGACACTGGCAAGTATTTTAAAGTTTCTTATTCAACTGGAGAAACAGAAATTAGTGTTGATACTGGTTCAATGGCAGAAGTTATTAATCAATGGGTAGAGGTTCAGGCGAATCCAAATCCTAGCGACAATACTAATCTTTCTACAGAGAATGAAGAGTTAAAGTCTCAAATGTCCGAAAAAGATAAAGAAATTGATGAACTTAAAACAAAAGTAGCTTCTTTGGAAGGTGAAGTTAAAACTAAGGAGGAAGCTATGGAGTTAAATCAGACCGAAGCTAATGAAAAAATAATTAAACTTGGTACTGTTGTTGAGGGATTAAAAGAAGAATTAAGTTCATTA